GTCGCAGAAACGCCTGTAACAACCGCAGAGGCGTCTATAGCAACGCTGACAGTGCCTATCGAGCCAGTTGCCGACACTCCGGTAACGGAGAATATGGCATTGGTAATAATCGTCGGGGCGCCAATGAAGCCTGTGGCAGATACCCCTGTGGGGACAATCGTGGCCCCGGTAAGGATCGTTGAGGTGCCAACAAGGCCGGTAGCTGCAACTCCTGTGACGGAGATCGTTGCCCCAAGTGATACCGTGACCGTGCCGATCTGACCCGTACCGGCAACGCCTGTCGCATTAACGGTAACAGAGCCGCCGCCAGTATCGACAGTGACCGAGCCAACAGCGCCCGTGGCAGATACGCCAGTCGGGAATACCGTGGCCCCAGTCAGGGCTGTAACAGTACCTACGGCTCCTGTGGCCGAGACTCCGGTGACCTGCACCGTGAAGTCATTCAGTACAGTAACAGTTCCAACCTGACCTGTAGCGGACAGGCCGGTGGCGTTGACAATAACATTGCCCCCAGTCCCGCCACTTTGAAGTAGCGTTAGGAGCATGGCTTACACCAGCGTGTTGAGTTGATCCAGCGTCAACTGCGTCTCGACAATCTGAGCATCAATCAAGATTACTTGGTTGATATCGCCAAGTGATGCCGCCGTTCCCCGCGCAGAGTTAAGCGCAGCCAACTTGTTCTGCACCAACTGGATCAACTCAGCGAGGCTCATACCAGCACCACGCACTCTTGTGCGACCGTGGACAGATGCGACTGCAGGAACACCGTGTCGTAGGTGTCAGTGCCGTCGATGGCGCAATAACACGCCACGCGATTGCCAAGCGCCGCGGCACCCGATTGTAAGAAGTCAGTCGGTGTAAAGGTGGACAGCACTCGGTTCTGTACGTCAAATCGGTACATCTGCGAAATTTGCGATGCAACGTACAGATTTAGATAAACCATCCGCCCTTCGTTGTCGAACGGGCTGTAGCAGCCGCCAGAACCAGTCGTCGGCAAAGCGCCGGGGCTGCCGTCGTAAGTGATCGCACCAGTCCATGTTCCGGTGATCGAGGCTGCGATATCCAGCACGTCCAGAGTCGCCGCGCCGCCACGGAAGAAGTAACAGAAACTCTGTCGAGCGTAACGGTTCGCATCGGGCTGGATACCAAAAGACGGTGCCCACATACCACCCGCCGCGTTAGCCGCAGGAGCCGCACCAAAATACGTCGTTGACCACGCATTTGCGGTGATGTTGTTGGTGCCGTTGTTGATCGTGGCGTCGGTGTAGTTGTAGGTGTACACCGTGGTGGTGGCCGTGCTGCGGAGCAAGCACAGATTCGGCAACTCAATAACGTACTTGGCAGTGCTGCTAGGCGTAACCGTCCAGTTGGTGCCAAGGGTGTAGACCGGTGACGGCCCTGCGGTGTGCGAGGCAATGATGCGCCGCTGGCCGACCGCCGTGGTGTTGGTCGTATCTTCGACAATGCGAATCTGGAAGTTGCGGTATTCGTTTGCCAGCACCACCGCATCACCCAGCGTGGCTTGACCAGTGAGCGTACCTGCGGCAGTGGCCGTTGCAGTCAAAGCATAACGAGACACAACGCCTGTGTCGTAGTTGTATGCACCCTTAATCATCCCATCGCCGGGTGAGTTGTCGTAAGGCACATACTGTTCATCCAGCACCATGAGACTTGAATCAGTACCAATCGTTGCCGGGAGGTTGGTCTGCGTCATCGACGCAAACGTGTTGGTTGCAACTTCAAACGAACGCCACGAGGTAGCAGCCAGCGCACCCGCAGACAACATCGCAACGCGACCCGCGACGATTTCGTAGCGCGAGCCAGAGACAGGCGTGAAGCCAAACGACGACAGCACAGTGATAACCGGCGTAGTGCTAGCCGTGTTGCCAGTGATATATCGCTCGGCAGTCTTACCCGAGCCGCCTGCACCGTTGTCAATGATGCGAAGTTTGTAGCCGTACTCGCCAGAGCCGCCACGGTTGGCAAGCATGTTCACGCCCACAGCAGTAGGCAGGGCGGTTGTCAGCGTGACTGACGTAGTCGTAGCGCCTGCGGCGATAGTGCCGACCAAGCCAAAGGAAGGGATAAACGCCGATGCAGCACCCGCACCAAACGTACCGCCAAGGGCAGGGCTACCAACAAATGCAGAGCCCTTGGTGATGATGTTATAGCGGTTTAGTACCGTAGCGCTGACCAACTGATACACAAACGGGTTGCGCGAGATGTCATTGCGTAGGTCGCTGCAAACACTGACCGCAGCGGCATGGGCGTTAGGCATCGGCGGAATCTGCCGCCATACCAGAGTATCAATGACCTTTTTAAATGTGTTAGCCATGCGTCTCTACCTCAAGTAATGCGTGCGCGGACACACTGTGCCCATGCAACTCGGTTGTTATCCAGAATCTGCATACGGGCGTTGTAGCCGTCCAAGTTGTTAAGCGACGTAACGGCGGCGCAAGTCGTCACAGTCGTCACAGTCGTCACAGTCGTCACCGTGCCAGACTCCAACACCACCGTGCCGCGCTGTCGCTGCAAGGACTTGTCATACCCCATCGGCGCGTTGAAGTAGTTCAACATGCGCGTCAGAAGCATCATCATGCTCTGTCGAGTTTCCTCTGCAGTAGCATCCGCTACAGGCATCGGATTAGCAGATGAGACATCGACGGCAGTTCCGTCTGTGCCAACCCCAATCTTGACCCGCTGGTGCAGAACACCGCCGATATCATCGGCAGCGACAATAGCGCCTGATCCCGGTGTATATCCTACGTTGTCTGCCACGCTAGGCTCCTATTAAGCAATACGCAGAATGGCGTTCGACGCATCTGCAACGGGGAACTGAATCGTGAAGTTACCGCCCGAAGAAGACTTGTCACTGCCAAACGCCAGCACTGCCACAGCCTTGTTTGACTGGGTGCTGTTGTAGATCAACGCGCCGTTTGCCGTGATGGTCGAGGATGACCACGTAGTGTCGTTGAAGTCCAAGAACGCCGTCGTGCCCGACGAGGTAGGAGCCACCGTGGTCAGCGTGTTGCCGCCAGCCGTGTAGTTTCCACCAGTCGCCACTTCGTTTGTGGTGCTGTACACCGTGGTCGTGGAGTCAAGCGTAGCCGACGAGGTGTAAAGAGCGATCTTGAAGGTATCCGGCGTAGTCGCGCCACGAGTGACCGTGGTGCCGAAGGCATGGATGCCGTTGAGGATTTCGACCTTGAAGCTGGTCGTCATTGCTTGGGTAATAGCCATTAAAGTTCTCCGATCATATCTGCGATGTGTGGGTGTCCTGCAGCACGGAGTTTGGCGGTAATCGTTACCCGTTCGCTCTGCTGCGCTTCTTCAAAGTAGTGAATCAATACACTGCGAAGCTGATCCTTAAACGCACGAGCCTGTTCAAGGATCACAGGGTGGCTTCGGTCACCCACATAAATGATTTTATCCAATGCTCGTTCAGCAATTTCTTCTGGAGTAAACCCACGATTATCCGTGGTAAACACCTTGACGTTACCAATGAAACCTTGTGAATTAAGACTCATACAACCGGCATCCTCGCCTGACCAGAACGATACGCATCACGACGGTTCTTTCCGTCGCCAAGGGCCTTGGCCAATACCATGGCTTCCTTGTACTTACTATCATACTGCTGAAGGAGATCATTATCTCCCTTAAGGTACGTGTAGGCTTCGACCAGCGAGCCATACAACAAGACCGTATCGAAGTTGTCGCCAAGCCAGCTTGTGCCTGCTGTGACAATCGACTCTGGATAGAAGAAGTAATGCAGCTCTACAGAGTAGGCTGCATCAGGGGTTGGCCCAAGGATAAAGGTCAACTCGTTAGGGTTAGTAGACCTAGGGCCAAACAGAGCGTAATAGCCGGGAACGCCAGTCGCTGTTGGCGACGGGAACGACTCACGGATAAAGTTAACGTCCTTGTTCAGCATGTACTCATAACTGCCATCTGCAAGGATTACTGCCAGCGAATAAGGCGCAAGGAAGTCATCAGGGCAGGTCAGGTACTTATTACCACTTGAGGTGTTACCAGTCACATTCTTGCGAAGAGACGGGAACTGGATAGTGTTGTAAATCCGACGCTCGGCTTGCTGCACGAACGTCGGGATATTGCTTACAAACGACGTTTCTGTCGATTGGCAGTAATCTTGAATAGCCTGGCTTAGTTGAGAATAGTTCATGCAACTCTCAGCTTGTCACTACCGTTACAGTTCCCACAGACCCTCTGGCAACTAAGTCATTGGGCGTGAGTCCATCATCATATGATCTGGCACCGCCAACCGGTGCCCATCCCCACTGAATCATTCTGCTGCCAGTAGCCCCATTAGCCCCTACAGCGTAATAACTGTTATCAGGGCGAGGGTTCTGGATAGCTTGTGGGTCATCTATAGGATACATCCCTATTTGCAACTGGGGCTGATCTGGCTCCCAGCACTGATCGCAAACAAGGATGTTCACATTCTTGGTCTTGATTACAAGACCTTTAAGTTCGCTTAGTTTGTAAGTGAACCCACATCGATCGCATTCCGCTATCGTGTGGACGCCAGCAGCGAACTTAGTTGGCATTGTCAGCCTGTAATGAACTGCTGCCTTGGGATAAACCGGACAGAAGCCTTCTCCCTATCCTCGCCGGCGGCAAGTTCCCAGCTCTCGTCATACATTGCCTTCAAGGCAACCATACGATCCGGAGCGATCTTCACAGATAGGAAATAAGACAGCCCAGCAACCAAGCAAGGCAGGAAGCGAAACGGGACATCCTGGTTTGTAACACCAGTGCCAGCATCAAGCATACGGCGCATGCGCCAGTACACCATGGTATAGGTCTGACTGTTATCAGGAACTGGCCATACCGTGAAGGTTGGATACTGGATAACGCTAGCAGCGCTCGTCTGACCCGACTTGCGATCAATCCAAACCTGAATAGGGCGGCCCTGTGCCGTCTTGTTTGGAATCGAAGCGTAGGTGCTTACCGAGATCCGACTGATATCAATATCAGTTTGCGTTGTGCCACTGCCCGTTCGGATTACATGCTCGAGTAGATCAACGGTGTCTACTGGCAGATTGTATGTGGCAGTTCCCGGGGTCAACACCTGACTACCTTGCTCGATAGTCCACAAGTTGATACCCCGGTTAGCCCATTCCATCAGCATCAGATTCAGGCTACGTCGCGCTGTGCGAAGATCGTAGCCAGACCTGAGTTCCCCTCCACATCGCTCGAATGCCTCTTCAACGATGGCATTCAAGTCAAGGTTAAAGGTCGCTGATGCGGAAGTTGTCACTTAGCAACTCTTCCCTTTCATCTTGCGCTTAACGCCACCGCCAACAGCCATCTTGCTGGCAACCTTCTTGCCCTTAGCCATTGCAACGGGCTTCTTGCCTTTCTTGGCAGCACCCATACCGCGACATTCCATCATATTACTTCTCCCCTTTCGACTTCATATCAAGACTAACACCAGGAGCATACTTCTCGGCATGCCGCATACGCTGCTCCGCCCATCGCTCCATGCGATCCTTCTTCCCAAGTTCCCGAGCCTTCTTGGGGCTGCCTCGGAAAGGCTCTTTCTTGTTACCGTATGAATCCATCTCCATACCGCCAAAGCGGCGATCTACGGAGTCCTTGTACATGGTGATAGCCTTACCACCATACTTGCGCTGCATGGCTGAGCGAGCCTCTGAAAGCGCAATAGCCACTGCCTGATCACGGCCCTTGACCTTTTGACCAGAGCTGGACTTCAGCGTTCCACGCTTGAACTCACCCATGACCTTGCCAACCTTCTTCTTCGCCTTAGGCGAGGAAGGGGCTTTCATGACTTGCTTTTCCATATTGCCCCTGTTCATTTGAATTTACTTCTTACTAAATCGAGAGCCGCCTGGAGGCGCTGCTTTGCTGCCACCAGCACCCGCCCAAAGAACCTTCCTTGCCCAGTAATTTGCGGAGAAAGGGTCACTGGCGGTGTTACGGCCGCCCTTGCCTTTGATCCCCGCGCTACGCGCAAGGTAGTTTTTACGGGCTTCCGCCGAGTAGTTGTGGCCATAACCTCTCCGTCCAAATCGAACTAACTTGACCTTATCGCCCTTCTTAGCAAGCACAACCTTCTTGTGCTCATCTCCAGCAGGGGCATCCTTAGGCTTGTTGAATCCCGAGAACTTCTGCCCCCGGTATTCAATGCCGCCGGATGGCAGCCGCTTAACGCCCTTAACCATTAGCTATAGCGCTTGGCAAGGTACAGGATAATGGTGTAACGATCCCCGGCAGTGGCGCCAACCGTCGAGAACAGAACGTCTCCGGTCTTGCCAGCGCCAGCGTCGTTCCAAAGTCCGCCAATATCATCGAACTTGTATTCGAAGAACTGATCCTGACTCAGCGTCATAGCCAGCACATCGGTCGTGGCATCCCAGAGGATGTCAACGCCCATGCCATAGGTTGATGCGTAAATACGCTCAATCGCGACGCTGGTGCAAGTTTTGCCAGCAGGCGCTGACAACGTGGAGACATCGACCTTGATGACTCCAGACTCGCCAGTGCCATCACTGACGTTGGTGAATTTGATAATAGCAACCCGATCCGAATCAATCAGGGTTTGGCTTCTTACTGCATCTGCCATATATCTCTCCCAAGGTCAAGCGGGAGGATAACCTCCCGCGACCCTAAAGACAATTAATTAGGCCGAGGCCGGATTAATCGAACCGTCCGAAGCGCGCTGGATGTACTCGACAATCAGCGTGCCCTGACCAGCCGACGAAGCGCCAACCGAAAGGTCATAGGTCACTGCCGCATCGGTCGTGCCGACATTGAGCAGCAGACCAACAGCCTGCGAGTTGGTGATCGTGACGGCATACGGGCCACCAGTCGTGATCGTAGTAGCCGAGTTAATCGCCGTGCCACCCACCTTCACAACAATCGTGGAGGCTGCCGTAAAGGTCGTGGTTGTGTTGAACGTGGCGCGAACAATCTGGGCGCCAGCCGGAATCGTGAAGGCGGCCACTGCCGTGCCGTCGTTGTAGTTGACCACTTTGGTCTGCGCCAACACAACTACGCCGCAATTACGGGCAGCAC